GAACAGAAACACATTTTTACATCTAACCTGAAGTATCAGGTGATGTTGGACTCTGTCCAGGGCAGAGGACCCAGTATGGCGTTCATGCCTTACTGTAGTCTTCCTGAACTGGAATCTGCCATGGAAGTGTGGGGATTTATGGAGATGATTCACTCACGCTCCTACACCCACATCATCAAGAACCTGTATCCAGACCCTGACGCTGTGTTCAGCACTATTCTTGGAGATGACAAAATCCTCTCTCGTGCTGCATCTGTCACAGCATCATACGACGACTTCATCATAAATGCTCGTCAGTATGAGAGTGACTGGTCACTGGCACAAGAAGGTGCTGGTCAGTTTAGGGACAACAGATACGAAGTGAAGCGTAAGTTGTTCCGTGCCATGATGAATGTCAACATTCTCGAAGGTATCCGTTTCTATGTGTCATTTGCATGTTCCTTCGCCTTTGGTGAAAACAAACTGATGGAAGGATCAGCAAAAATCATCTCACTTATCGCTCGTGATGAAAACCAACACCTTGTGTTGACTCAGAACATCATTAACAAGTGGAAGGCAGGTGATGACCCTGAAATGGCAAAGATCTATGAGGAAGAGCGTGAGCACTCTCGTAAGATGTTTGAGAATTGTGTGAATGAAGAAAAGGCCTGGGCAAAATACCTATTCAAAGATGGATCACTTATTGGTCTGTCTGAGCAACTACTCTACAAGTATGTGGAGTGGATCTGTAACCGCCGTATGAAGGCGATTGGTTTGGCACCTCTTTATGATGTTCCAGCCGCAACAAACCCCCTCCCCTGGACAGAACACTGGTTGAAGTCCAAAGGTGTTCAGGTTGCTCCTCAGGAAACTGAAGTGGAATCTTACATCATTGGTGGAGTAAAACAAGACATCAAACAAGACGCATTCGCCGGATTTAAATTATGACAGAATCAAACAACCCCCGACGACCTTCACGTCGTCGACGTGTACAACACCCCAAAGTCACTGGATTTGGTGACATCGAAAAGCAATACCCATCACTGGCTAAACAGGCAAAGAACCTAGTTCAGACTGCTGGTCAAATCGCTCGTAACCCAAAAGTTGCCAGTGACGACCTGTATGAGCAACGAATGAAAATCTGTCGTGCCTGTACATTCTTTGATCAAGAACAAGTCAGGTGTCGTAAGTGTGGTTGCAGATTGAAAGGTAAAGCAAGATTTGAAGGAGCTAAGTGCCCTATACAAAAATGGTAAGTATGTTATAATAAATAAGGTGTGTTAGTATTAACACATTACGTTCGACTCTAAGGAGTTGCAAGTAAGACACCGGAACGCTTCGTTCATCTGGGAAACCAGACGAAAAGTGCCTGAAGGAACGGGATAAAACCCTACCGGAGGAATCCAATGAATACACTTGCTCTGATTCAACAGAAGCTACAGCGTCAATCTAAAATTGAGGCTTATAACAGATCCATTGCTTATCGTGGAGTTCGCTACACACCAGGTAGTGACCATTCACAAGAAACACATGGAAGCTTCGTCTATCGAGGTCGTACTTATTCCAAATGATAGAGGGGGCTACGGCCCCTTTTTTAGTGCCCAAAAATAAATACATCTGACATCTTCCACAATCCAATGTCAGAACAAATTAAAGAAGAGACACCCCCTAAGAAGGGTTTATTAACCAAACTAAAGCAGTCTGTAGATGATAAAGAAGAACAACTGGCAGTCCTTTCCACAATGGTTCGCCTTGGCATTCTTATCTGGTCGGGTGGCATTCTTACTCTTGCCTATATTAAGCTTCCTCCTGCTTTTGGCATTCCAGAACAAAAACTCGACCCAACCTTTATTGCCTCGGTCTTCACTGGCACGCTCGCGACGTTTGGAGTCGCAGCTGCGAAGAAGGCAGGTGACAAACCTGGTGGTGGTGGAATCACCAAAGAACAAATGGATCAATTGATCGAGAAGGCTGCAGCTACAGCTCCCACTCAGACAATCAAAGTGGAATCACCCAAATTCAAACTTGTACAAGACGACTCAGAATGAAAGTTTAGCTGATAACTTTTTCACAATGACTTTAGCAGGGACAAAGTGACGCTTAAATCGTTTCTGTCCCTCCTCTGTAAATTTGGTCTTTAATGAGTCATCCACGATAATTTTGTTGTCATACTCATAAAGTGAATCAATCTCAATTTGGTCTCTTAAGTATAATTCCACATTTTCCACTCTTGAGACCAATCTGGTCCCTTTTACAGAATATTCAAAAATATCAATTTCCTGCCCGGTGTCCGTAAAGTGGATAACGGGTTTTTTCTGTTTTAACTTCTTATTCTTCTTTTTACTCATCTTTTTGATAAGTGGTTCTAAGAACTTTTCCTTCAATTGGTTCATAAAGATCGATGCACCCAATGCAACAACTGCGGTAACTGCTGCAGTAGCACCAGCAGTTATAAGAGGTCCAACTGGTGGTAAATCCACTGGACCAACAACAGGTAAAGTGACTTGTGCGGGGGGATTGACAGGAGGAAGATCCCTAGTTGGATCTTTGGTTTCTGATTCCTGTTGCTTTGGTGGTGTGACAACACCCTCAAATTGCTCACGAGTGGGAACATCAAGAGTTGGATATTCTATTACAGGATTTGGGACATCTACCACTGGTTTGGGCATATTCGTCACCACCGGCGGCGGCACGACCTCAGTCACCGGGGGAGGTATCCTGTCGATAACGTTCCGTGGGATACGGACAGGTTTTATTCTCATACCATATTTATAAATACAAATATAATCTGAGAGTTTTATGAGAAAGGTACTACTACTGGTACTGCCCCTCATTGTCATGGAATCCGCGACGGCAGCCGAAATAAGAAATACTATTGTTGATTCGGTACAACTTACTGTCGAAGGACCGGCAGTTCAATCAACTAGAATTGGGTCATCCTATTCGGTATCTGGATCTAACGTTAGTGTGACCACACTTGGTGGACTCACTGGTAGTTCCGCAACTACTCCTGCATCCTTGAGTGCAGGATCGTATGATATCAACACTGATGGTCAAGCATTTACTTTCTCTGAAGGTGTTACAATTGGTGACACCCCAGTAACAGCGCAAAGTACACTTGACACCACTGGTAGGTTTGCGACTCCCGCACTTTATGGTGACTCTATTACCTCCACTGGTGGTAACACAGGGTCATTGGCTGGTACTCTCAGTGCTACTGGAACACCCACTGTCACTGCTGGTGGAGCTGGTACCACAGCTATTGGACAAAGGACAATTGAGTTGTCAGTGTTTGACTGATGCGTTCTACCATACTTTTATTGTTGGTGGGCCTTCCTTCACAGGCAGCCTCAGTCGTACCCAGCTTTACTACTGGGGTTATTAATTCAGAGACCACCTCTCGTACAGAAATTACAGAGGTCATTAGGTCCCAGGAATACAGCACATCAACTTCATACACAGTCACTGGAACTAACATCAGCATTCCTTCCAATCCTGGTGTTGGAGCAAACTACACAATTGTCAACCAAGGGGCAGCGTTTCAGTTCTCTGAAAGTGTATTTGTCCCAGGATTGACCACAGATACACAGATGGAACGAACTACCATCATCGAGAGTACCACCCTGACGACAAGTGTGTTTACACAATGAAACGATTATCTTTGTTATTACTGGTGTTGTGTTCTCCCGCATTTGCTGAGAGTGCACCACAGAACACTAACATTGCTGGACCTAGTGCATCAGCAACAGGTAATGTAACTAACCAGGCTGTGCAGGTACTACAAGGTCCATATCCCATTACAACATTTGGGCAAGGTGTGTCATGTCCTGGTCCAGCATTGACTATTGCCCCCTTTGTAACTGGTAATCTGAATAATAACACTGACCCACATACTTACCAAAGTAATAGTGGTGGTGCTGGATTCACGATTGGGTTCTCCACACCACTGAATGGTCAAATCACAGAAACCTGTCTGGAGGCAGCAAGAACATCTATTGAGAGAAATCAAGCAGAAGCAGATAA